GGAAGTAGGTAGTAACCTCGTAGCAACAGAGTCTGAACTACGACATTTAGGTATAGACATTTCCACCTTAGAAAAAAATCTTACTTTACCGAATCCCGAATATGTAAATAAGAAAAGATTTGGTAAGGGTAAGATTTATGGGCATATTGAACCTTACATTTGTTATTTAAAGAAAGTAGGTTCATCTTATATTGTTCCTCGATATTATATAGGGGAACTTGGTAAGTATGGGAATGAAGGTAGAGACGTAAAGATTCATTTTAAGTTCAAACTTCGGGATTACCAACAAAAATTTTGGGACGATAATTCTTCTGCCTTTGAAGAAAGCACAGGTATTTTACTTGAAGCTGCTTGTGGTACGGGTAAGTGTCATGGAAAAGGAACTCCCATTCTTATGTACGATGGGTCTGTTAAGAATGTAGAGGACATTCGTGTTGGGGATTTACTTATGGGTGATGATAGTACACCTCGTAGGGTTCTTTCTCTTGCAAGGGGTCATGAGGAGATGTTTGTCGTGCATCAGAAAAAAGGCATTGATTATACTGTAAATAGGTCTCACATATTATCATTGCAATATAGGCCATGGGGATTTGGTAATAAAGAGCAGCATAGGAAGGATGCTCATAATGCCTCTCAGTATGGAGAAGTAAGGGATATTTGCATCGAGGATTATTTGAAACTTTCTAAGACTCAGAAATCATATCTTTACGGATATTGTGTTCCAGTTGAATATTCTAATAGGGAAGTTCAGATTCCTCCTTATTTTCTTGGTGCATGGCTTGGCGATGGAACTTCTCGTGTGCCACACATTACAACAGACCGCAGAGATAGGGTTTTGGTTCACTATTATCGTGAAATTGCGGGTATGTTTAATTGTAATCTTGAACTTGTTAGGCAGGAGGGTAATAATTCCAATGTATATAAGTTTGTTGGTAAGGAGATTGAAAAAGGAAGACATAAGAACCCTCTTTTAGATGCTTTGAGATTTTATAATCTAATTCAGAATAAGCATATCCCGGATGATTATCTTATCAATTCAAGGGAAAATCGCTTGCAGCTTCTTGCAGGATTACTTGATACTGATGGAAGTTATAGTACGGGTTGCTTTGATTTTATTCAGAAACGAAAAGACCTTGCTTTGCAGGTTCGTAAGCTGTGTTGGTCATTGGGTTTTCGTGTAAAATTGACTAAGAAAATTATTAAGGGTCAATCTTACTGGAGATTGTCTATAAGTGGCGATTTTAGTGAATTACCCACTAAATTGGGTAGAAAAGTTCCACTTAGAAGGCGCATAAATAAAGACTCAAGGGTTAATGGAATATCTGTTGAAAGTATTGGAGAAGGAGATTACTACGGTTTTACTCTTGATGGAAATCATAGGTACTGCCTTGCAGATGGCACAGTTACACATAATACTATTATGGCCATTTATTTTTCGATGATTCGAGGTAAACAGACAATGGTATTGGTTCCCACTTATTATTTGGCCAAGCAATGGAAACAACGTATTGAAGAGTCAACAGATTCTACTTGTATAATTGTTTCCTCTAAGGATACCGAAATTCGTGTGGACAGTGACTTTACAATAATTGTTTTGGATTTATTTACGTGTAGAAAACTTCCTGCTGAACTTATACATAATGTAGGTCACGTTATTCTTGACGAGGCTCATCGTGTTGGTGCTGAGATGTATCTTCCTATTCTTGACGAAGTACCTGCCATTTATCGAACTGCTCTTACAGCTACATTTCGAAGAACGGACGGAGTTCATAAGATACTTAAATATCATTTTGGAGAATGTATTCAGATGAAGAGTCATTTTCCACGGCCTCTTGTTTTTAGTGTAAAGACTAATGTACAAATAAGGAGCATTTTATCGAAAAATAAGAAGCACGAACATTTTGTAGATTTCTTGGATAGGAACAACGTTCCTTATTCTGAGACTAAAAGTGCCATAGAGTTTCCATCTCTTGATTTAAGAGATGTTGCAGAAAAAGAATATAAAAGGGGGGTTCTTACAAAAACTGCTTTTCATGAAATAGCTTCATGTCTTAAACGAAGTTCCGAGATGCCTTATTCAGTCGTTGACTCGTATTTGAATGAACATTCTGGACGTAGAAAGATTGCTATTCGTGTTATTCAAGAATGTTTGGACTCAGGTAGAAGCGTTCTTTTCCTCTCAAAGCGAAAATCTACCTTGAAGGACTTACACAAGTATTTTGCAGCGTATAAGCCTATGCTCATCGTTTCTGAGACAAATTCACGGTCTCCCGAAGATGAGAATTACTTGCAGAATGCTTGCCCCCTTATTTTTGGTATCTCACAATTAGCTAAGGAAGGTCTTGATATTGATAGGTTAGATACCCTTATTATTCATTTACCTATGAAGGATACCGAGCAAGCTATTGGACGTATAAATCGTCTCTACGAGGGTAAGAAATTTCCTGTTTGTTTATATCTTTTGGATAATTGCCCTATTACGTTTGCCGTTTTTAGAAATGCCCAAAAATTTATTTCCATCAATGCCGATTATAAAGGTGAACGGACTCTTTTAACTTTAAAATCTGCCTTATAGGTCTATTTGGATATTTCTATATGCTTATGTATATTTATATCGATTGAAATTTATAAATATAATTATATGGTACGTGTTATTAGAGAACTATGTAAGGTTCTAATGTTTGTTATCCTTTGGGGATTCCCATTGTGGTTAGCTAAGTGGAACGATGATAATAATTTTTTATGGTTTTTACTTGTTAGCTTCTTTTCCACTTTGGGTGTTTTCTCCCATTATGAAGATTTAGAACGTATTGAACAAAGTAATAAACAGAACGATGAGTCGGGCACAGAGTGAATCTCGGAGGGTAAAAAGATACCTCTTTCATAGAGCTAAGTACGGTAAACTCCGAAAAGGCGATACTGAAAAGTCATATATGGATAATATGGGTTATGAATACAGCTATAAATGGATAGCTTCCCTATCGTCTTTTTGGAATATTTTTTCTGGGTGTTTGAAAAATGGTTTTCCTATTGTAGTGTCTAAGCTATGGTATTCGGCATGGGCATTTTATCCTTTTTTCTTTATACGTAAAGATTTTAAGGGTAACCCAGTGCATACGCTTAATCATGAGCGCATTCATATTAGACAACAGAGAGACATACATTTAACTGTAAGCGTTCCCTTGATTATTCTATGTGGACTTGCGGAGCTATTTGGATGGTTCAATCCTATTTACTTACTTTGCATTGTTCCGTTTATTCCTACCATAGTGTATGGGTTTGAGATGTTACATTCTTATCTTTATTTGTGGAACATGAATAGTTTGCGGAAATTCGATAAGTTGGATTCTCCTATTACCTTTCATAAGGTACGTGAGAATACATGTTTTGAAAAGGAGGCAATGGCTCATGCTTCAAATGTCGAATACCTTTTTGAACGAAAATTTTGGGCGGTTATTAAATTTATGTAGTTATGGTGGTGAAATTAGAATTTACAGCTGATTCTACTAAGGAACAGTATGAGACTTTATATACCCTTGAAGTAGGGTCTGTGTTCAAGGTACGTTCTTCTGATTTTGAGACAGTAATGAGACGCATTGAGGAATTTAAGCCGTGTAATTTGAATTTTTCAGTATTTCCCATAAATCCCGGAACAGCATTATACACGACCTATGGAGCAGACCATTGTGTTATAACAGATAACTCTTCTTGCTCCAAGATTATTACAGAGTGATTTGTAGATTTAAAACATAAATCTTATATTTAAATGTTTCGTTAACGCATGCCAACGGCATGTAATTATATTCACAATTTAATTTTTATTTATTATGGTAATCGGAAAGATTAAGCCGACTGCTACAATCGTAGCACAGTTCGCAGCAGGTGTTGAAATTGAATCTATTCAGCACGATGGTAAAATGTATTTACCCATAGTAACTATGGGTGACTTTTCTGTAAAAGAGGAACCAGAAAAAGTTCCTGTTTCACCGGCTAAACCGGAAACTCCCTCTGCTGAGGTTTCTCGTGAAAAAGTTTATACCAAAGAGGAACTGATGGCAATGGACCCCAAAGAACTTATCAAAATTTGTAAGGATGAATTCGGTATTAACCCCGAAGATTATGACGGGAAAAATACTAACAAAAAATTAAGAGACCTTATTTTGGGTGCTCAGGAGAATCCCGAACCTCTTCCGACAAAAAAGAAAGAAGAAGACGATGAAGATTCTGACGATGGCGCATCCGAAGATGAAGACTCTGAATTGATAGATAGTATCGCTGAAATCCTTGAAGATTTTGATTCCGGTAAAAAAACAAAGAAAAAGTCTCTCTCTGCTATTTATGCCCTTTCAGAAAATCCTGATGAGGATGCTATTGCCGAGCTTGTTGATAACTTTGAAGAGGACGGTGACTGTGACCTTGACGAAACAGCTTCCAAGATTTCCAAACTTTTCGGTGCTAAGAGCAAAGCTCCTAAAAGTAAAAAGGAAAAAGAAGACCTTGTTTCTCCCGAAGACCTTGAAGTAGGAGACCGGATTTCTGTGTGGTGGAATGATGATAATCAAGAATGGTATGACGGAGAAGTTGCGTCTATTAAACGTGGAAAAGTAACTGTCGATTATGACGATGGCACTTCGGGTGTTATTGATACAAAAATTCATACGAAAATAAAAAGAATCACAGAGTAATCCGATTGCCGAGTGAATTAGACGAGAGTCGGGGATAAAATCTTCGACTCTCTTTTTTATAATTTAATAATTTGACTATGCCAGTTAAGAAAGAAAAATCAACTCAATCTGTTAAAGACTTAGCCTTGTTAGGCATTAGCTATGCGAATAACAAGAAAGAGATTAAACATTTGGAGGCCGAGTGTACTAAAATGCGGAAACCTTTGGAGTCTTATCTTGAAGAAGAAGGACATGTTCTTGAAAGTGGAAGTAAATTAGCTATTCTTCCTTATGTCGATGTCGAGGTACACCTTAAAAAAACATTGAGAACTGGAAAAGTGCTTTTACCAGAAGCTATGGAGGTTCTTGAAAAAAATGGTCTCTCTGAATGTATTGAGAATGTACCTACTATTCGAGAAGATGTTATCGAGGCCCTTTATTATGAGGGTAAGATAACAGATGAACTCTTAATGAAGATTTATAAGAGCAAACCTACTTTCGCATTTAGTGTGGAGGTTAAACACAGTACCCCAGATGAGCCTGAATAAACGTAAAAAGAGAATCCTTTTGATAAAAGGTGTTCCTGTTAAAGTTGTTACTATATCTGGGTTGGGTGAATTAGTTGGAAAATCAAGGATTACGCTTCTTCGATATGAGAGACAAGAGTTGTTTCCTCCCGCTCCCATCATGGTGGGTAATAAGAGATATTATCCTGTATCTCTTGCGGTTAAACTTGCTCCCATTGTTAGAGAACTACCTTTACATCAGAAACCTGACCCAAGAGTTATTGTTGAAATAAATAAACTCTTTAAAGAAGAAAGGAATAAATTATGCCAGCCTTAAAGAAAACAGCCGATTCCGTTTCCACTTCTCTGAGGGAAGGACAGTCCAATGTCTACTATGAGAAGTCGGTTACAAAAAATATGGGTAATTATGAAAGTGCCAAGATAACAGTTGGCGTTACATTACCTATTTCTCCAACTGACGAGGAGGTGAGTTTAATTAAGAAAACTCTTGAAATCGGGGACAAGATAGTTACCGAAGAACTGGAAATTCAACTTAAAGAACTTATAGACGATAAATAGTATGAACGCTCTTTTAAGACTTCGGAAAGATATGCCAATAACTGGACTTGTACCGTTTAAGTATCTACTTTATTCAGCTTTGTTATCGGATGTAGTTCCTTTTACACCACATGGTGAAGATATTAAATACGGTATTTTTTCTGAAACCGAACAAGAGTTGTATGACTATTATCCGGATTGGGATAATATTGACAATAGGAGAAATGAGGTTTTTAAAGCATTGAATGACCTTTCAGAGGAAGGTTTGATTTGGTTTGATGACGATAGCCGCATTTATTTAGGTGAGTTTCGAGGTAAGAAATTCTTTCCGTTTGAGGTTAAGAACTCCTTGTTTGATGAAGCGAACAAATTGCTTGGAGCAGAACTTAAAAAATACGGTTCTTCGAAGTCGGCTAAGGATAAATCTCGTTCCAGATATATTCGTGAGCAGATTGACCGTCTTTTGGATAAAGGTGTTGAAAATATGTCTCCGGGTGACTTTACGGAACTTCATGGTTATTTATATGAGGTATATACAGGAGGAGAGATATATCTTATCCGAAATAAGACTGAGTATTTTCAGACAAATAATATGCTTAAAGCGTATGATAAGTTTACGGTATTTTCTCTTATTGTCGAGGCAACATTGAGATACGATTTTTATCGTAAAAAGGGTATACCTACGTTGACGAATGTAGCTTGTATGAAAGATGATGTGTTTCATGCGTTGACCAAATCGGATATGGGTTCTAAGGATTACATGCGAGATATGACAAGTTCGATTAGTGAAGACTCTGAATTTTAATATATGAAAGATATTAAATTGAGAATTACGCTGACTTATAATTTTGTCAAGGGTAAAGACTGTACGGGTTGTCATTTAATTGACTATTGTAATGAGCTAAATGATTTAGATTGCGAGGAAGGTACGATGGGACATTATGAGTGTGACGAAGAAGAACTTGAACAATTAGATGACTCAGATGGATTTAAAAACTAAGGAGTATTACTTATACTGTGGAATAAAATTGGGGTGGCATGAGAAGTCATTTGACGATTTTACTAATGACGTGGAAGCACTGGCAATCGTGAAAAAATACTTAAAGTATTCCAAAGAAGCAACCAATAAAGGTATCGGTCTTTATCTTTGGGGTTCTAATGGGACAGGCAAAAGTCATTTAATGAACTGTTCTTTTAAGGAGTTAGTAACGAAGGGAAATAAAGTTAGACTTTATTCAATGGACGAGATTGTCGACAAATTTACCTCATCATGGTATTCTGATGAAGATAAGAAGGAATTGAATAATGTTCTTTTGAATATTGATTTTCTCGGTATTGACGAGTTTGGTAAGAATGTAGATAAGGATGGTAATCCTGTTTATCTTCCAGATTTAGTCAAAAGGGTTATGGAGTCTGTTATTCGTTTTCGGGTTCAGATGAATAAACCTATTTGGTTTGCGTCTAATACAGACCCCAAGTTTGTAAAGGATGTTTTCTCCGAAGATATTGCCTCTTTGTTACGTGAAGCGGTGGTTCCTGTTTGTGTGAGAGGTGAAGATTATCGGAAAAGAATACAACGAAAGAATAAAAGTAGATTCTTATGACAGTAGCCGAAAAATTATTTATCGCATGCTTAAATGCAAAGGATTATAAGGTTCTTTCTATCGTACAACGGAAATGGCTCGATGGTATCGAAGTTAAAGAGTATAACTTCATTATGGATTATTATCGAGAGCATGGTGATGTAATCGGTATAAAGACTTTTTGTTCCGAATTTAAGTTAGACATGTCATCGGTAGACGCTCGTCCTGCTTTTTATCTGAACAGCTTGAAGGAACGATTTATCTTTTCGATGATGTCCGACAATATCCCCAAGATTCTTCACGGTTTAAAAGATGACCCAAGAGAAAAGCTCCTTAAACTTCAAGGTTTGGTGTCTATGCTTTCTGTGGACGCTGTTGAAAGTAAGGATTCACTATATTCTGATGATATAGAACTTCGTAAAAAAGATTACGAGGAGCGTATGAAGTCTTTGGGCGTTACCTATTTGAGTATGGGGTGTCCTGATTTGGATAAAACTTTTTATGGTTATCGTAAACAAGATTTAATCACTATCGGAGGTAAATCTGGACAAGGTAAATCTTGGTTGATGGTCTTTCTTGCTCACCAGTTAGAAATTTCTTTGAGAGATAAAGAAGAATCGACAGGAGTAGGTTACGGAGATATTCTTTTTATCACCAATGAAATGGGTGAGGAGGAAATAAAAGAACGTCTTGACTGTATAAAATTTCGACTTCCTTATGAGAGGTTTTTGAAAGGTTCATTGACTGAACGTGAGAAGAATCGTTACTATCGAGGACTTGACGGTCTCAAAAAGAAAAAGTCCAAGATAAGAATACTTTACAGTTGTCAGACCATAGATGAATTAACTACTTATGTCGGCTTGTATAAGCCGTCTGCTGTTTTTATTGATGGTTCATACCTTATGGAATCTAAAATGGCAGAAGGGTGGGAAAGAATCGTCTATATTACGAGAAACTTAAAACAGATTGCCAAAAATTTTAAGGTCCCTATAATCAATACCACACAATTAAAGAGAGGTTCGTCAAAATCTGGGTCCAAGTTTTCACTTGATGGACAAGATGACTTTGCTTATTCAAGTTCTTATTCACAGGACTCTGATATTGCTATCAGAATGTTTCAAGATGCTGATATGAAATTCCATGATTTGATTGGGTGTGAAGTCGTAAAAGGTAGACGAGTTATAGGTGGGACCACTCTTATTTTTCAGAACGATTTAAATAATATGGTACAATCTATAACTTTACCAGCAGATGAGCCAATTGAACCCGTTAAAAAAGATGATTTCTGAGTTTTATCCAGTTAATGGAATCGGTACAGTGGTTACGAAGAAAGGAAATCAAGATGTTTTTGTTTATGGATATTTTACGGCTTGGGATAAATGGTCTTTTATTGTTCATCAAGATGTCGAGTTTCCTGAATTTTGTACAGTTAGTGAGGCATCTACCGGGTATCAACTAATTAAAGAGTGCTATTATTCTGTGGAAGATGCCCTTTATTTTAGTGCTCCGATTATTGAGAGTAAGAGATATTATTTTTCTACAATCATTAAAGATATTCTTGTATCGACTCAACAGAATTTATTACAACGGAATACCACCAATTTACAAACATTAGCAATAGATATGTTATGGTAGAAAATCTTGAACAAGAAAATGGCTCTTATTTTGTTAGAGATGTAGAGTATATTAAAGGTGATAGATATACTTATCAACCGTATGGAAGAGTTTTAAACTACACCCATAGGTATTGGTATGACGGAGTTTGCTTTTTGATAGGAGGATATTTCTCGACAAAACCGGAAGTTATGATAGAAGTTGAAAGCGGCGCTTTTGTTGCAAAGAAAGACTTTATTGACGGAAAGTGTACAGTGGAGAAATTGATAGCTCATTTCAAACAACAACTTCAAAACTCCGGACTTACGATTCATGAGGTTATACGTAATTTTAAATTAAGGAACTTAAATATTGAAGCATGGGAGGTAAATTTTTTGATTGTGTAGTTTGGGGATTTGTTATCCTTGCTGCACTTGGAGTTTTGTGGCTTCTTATTGAGCCTATTATTTTTTGGACATCTTATTCGGAGATTAGAATTTGTGTCAGATTATTTATTGTCTTGTTTGCTTTAAATACGTTTGCCACGTTGAGACTTTATAATAGTATTGTTCAGAATACGAGATTCTCAATTAAACTACGGGAAAGTGTAACTAAATTACAACAGAATTTTCCTGCTCTTGAAAGAGCTTTGAGGAGTCTTTCTTCGTCATTGACGATTGTTAAGACCACTATCGACTCTTTTAAGAAAAGTACTGATGAGAATACAGATAAACTCGACCGTCTTAATGACAAGATAAATAAGTTACACTAATGCCAGTTCGTAGGTCAAGTAATTTATTAGACATATTTTCCGAATTTTCTCCACAGCTCATGAGTAATGGGCAAATTCGTATGGAGTGTCCGTTTAGAGAGAATCATACTGACGGAAGTGGAAAAATGTCTTTTTTTGTGTCTCCTGATATAAACGCTTACCATTGCTTTGCAGGTGAAACAAGGGTTCCTACGAGTGAGGGAACTTTTCTGATTAAGGATTTGAATGGAAAATCTGCAAAAGTTCTATCATTTAATGGAGAGTTCGTTTCTGCAAGATTTAGGTCTTTTGGAGAGCAGCAATTATGGGAATTGCAATTAACCAGAGACGGTGTTGAAAAGACTATAAGAACTACATCAGGGCATCGGTGGTATATTCATGGAATTAGAGGTACGATTGTAACTGAGAATCTTAAAGTTGGTCAATACTTGCAGACTGTGGATTTTTCACACTGTATGGAGTCCAAGCAATCTTTAATGGGGGTAAGACATGGTATTATATTTGGTGATGGAACACTTGATATGGGGAGAAGTAGAGTAAAATCTCTTGTGAATCTTCATGGGGTTAAGATGCAGTTGGCTTCGTTCTTTTCGGAAAAAGAAATAAGAGGCTTGCAACATCGTAAAACAGGAGAACCTTTTGTTAGAGTTTATCATGTTAGGAGGGGGTCTAAATTTAAAGAGTTACCTCCTTTAAATGCAAAGTTGTCTTACATTAGAGGGTTTTTAGCTGGGTATGTTGCCACCGATGGGTGTTTTACTCAACAAGGGCTTTTGCTTTTAGCGTCTTCCAAGTATGAGAATATGGATTTTTGTAAACAGGCGTTTTATCGTTTGGGTGTCAGTACAGGAACAATTCATTCTCAAATGAGAAAGGGGTATGGTGTAACAGATACACCTTTATACTTTCTTATGGTAAAGACTTCGAATTTGGATTCTTCATTCTTCATACGAGAAGACCAAAGAAAACGCTTTCTTTCGTATCATAAAAAATACGAACGTAATCGTTGGAGAATCGTGTCCGTAAAAAAGACCAATACTGTGGAGGAAGTTTATTGTGCAGAAGTTCCGAAGTATCATTCTTTTGCCTTAGAGGATAACATTCTTACGGGAAATTGTTTTAGCTGTCATTCACATGGAAACTTGGTGAGATTACTTACAACAAGATTCGGGGTAAATTATTTTGATGCAATGTCAATGGTAAGGCTTACCGAATATAAGCCGGAAAAAAAGGAATTTGACCTTGACATCATGTGGGATATGAACGAGCTTCCAAAAGAATTTATTGACAGGGGTTATACTAAGGAATGTCTAAAACATTTTAGAGTGGGGACCACTGACAAGGGAAGTATTCTTATTCCGTATTACAGGAATTTTAATTCTCCGAGTGAACTTATAGGTTATCAGGAACGTTGGTACAATCCTGACAGGCGTGTGAAAAACAGCAAGGGCTTTGAGAAGAAATCTTATCTGTATAATTTGGATTACTCTTCTGATTATGTAATCCTTGTGGAGGGACAGTCTGATGTGTGGAGAGTATGGCAACATGGTTATAATGTTTGTGCTTTAATGGGTGCAGATATGAGTGATGAACAGGTAAGAATGCTCTCCAAATTCAAGACTGTGTATCTTGCTTTGGACAATGACGAAGCTGGTAGAAGGGGAACTGAAATTGCCTACCATCTGTTGAAGAATTATTGTGCTATACTGTTAATTCCTTACGAGACAAAAGACCCCGGCGAATGTACGTCTAAAAGTGACTGGAACGACGCTTTCAAAGAAAGTACAGATTATGTAGTTTACTCTATGGAGATGTCTATGGGTTGGAAAGATTACTTATTTATGAGAGAAGAAGTGATTGTCGAATTAAAAAAGAGACGTTTATGATGAGACATGATTTAAAACCAGTAATAATTAGGTCTGAGAAATTTATATCCTTTAAGGAGGATGAGAGAATGTCAGAATTATGCACGGAGTTTGAAAACTCGTGTAAGTTTGAAATATTCCGGAAATTATTAGATATTCCGAATTTTTGGAATACAGAATTACATAGAGACATCTCTGGTGTAACCTTACGGGTTGAATTAAAATGCTTTATGATAGGTGATAAAGAGTGATTTGGAAAATACATTCTTTATGCTTAAATTTAAGGTAAGTGAGGGACGAGTGCTCCCGTTTTTGCCAATACAATGGCTTTTATTAACAATTTAATTTTTAGGTATTTATGCCAAGAACAAGTGAAGAACGTCCAAGAAGACGTAGAGTTGATGAAGTTGAAGATACTTCAAGAAGAACCGAGCGTAAAACGCAAGGTTGGGGTGCAGTTGCAAAACGGCAGGCTGATATTGCTGAGAAACGTGAAGCTGCTGAGAGTTCAGTACGGGATTTTTGGTTGAAGTCTGATGAGACAGCAATTATCCAGTTTTTACAAGATGAGCCATATTGTTTTGATGCGCATCAAGTGAAAGACAAAAAAGGTAATTGGGCTATTGTTCCGTGTCAATTGAACACAGGTAGACATTGTGTACTTTGTTCTGACGGAGTTAAGCAGACTTGGAGAGCTGCATTTAAAATCCTCGATTATCGTGGTTCGTGGGACAAGGACAAAAAGAAGTTCAAGTATGACAAGCCGGTTGAAAAAATCTGGAAAGTAGGTTCTACAATCGCACAACAATTAAAACAGATTGTTGATAAGAAAGGTAAGGACTTGACTGAGATGGTGTTTGAGGTAACACGTTCTGGAAGTGGTAAGGATTCGTCTTATAATTTCGAACAAGCGTTTGATGATGACGACCGTAAGATGAAACCTATGGATTGGGACGAACAAGCTCCATCTGCCGAAGAATTGTGTCAACCTCCTACTGAGGATGAAATTGACGAAAAAGGTTATACTGATGAAGATTAGTTAAAGAATTAAGTGGCATGTATATTTTATACATGCCCACTTTCTTATTTAAGAAGTATATTATGCAAAAGATAAAAGTATATAGCGGTTATGTACAACTCTTAGAGAGTGCTGACGAAGTTTCTGCATGGTTTAGGAAGTGTCCAGATGATTCTATAATCACATTTGACTGGGAAACAACCGGACTCGAATATGATGCGATACCTTTGGGCCTTTCTTTACATCGACATGAGGGAGACAATTCTCCGTGTTTTATTCCTGTGGATTATTTTTTCAATAACGGCATCTCCATGAAGGTTCTTGCTGCTATCTGTAATAAGGAGTTCAGGAGGTTAAGACTTGTCGCTCACAATGCGAAATTTGATAGCATGATAAATGTTATGAATGGAATCGAAGACTCTAACTGTAATATTATCGCAGATACTCTTGTTATGATTCATTTATATGACCCTACTCTGGATAAACAGCTTGAAAAACGAGTAAAGGCTGATTTTGGTTATGAGAAACCTACTTTTGAACAGATATGTGGTAAAAAGTGGAACAAGATAAGTTGGTCGAGAGATGGTAACGAGCTATTGCCTTTACTTGCAGGATATGCTGGTGAGGATACTTATTGGGAAACCCAAATGTATCGTAAATATTCGCCTTTGCTTGACGAAGATGCAAAACGTGTTCTTACAAGAATTGAGATGCCTCTTATAAATATTCTAAGAGATGCCAAAATTCGTGGCGTTAAGATTGATGTTGATTTACTTCATAAAATGAGAGTTGAGGCTGAACAAAAACTTATCGCTTATAAGGACAATATTTATAAAATTGCGGGTTGTGTGTTTAACCTTAATTCAAACCCTCAGAAACAAAAGGTATTTTTTGAGAAGTTAAAACTTCCTGTCATATCGAAGACAAAATCGGGTGCTCCGAGTACAGATTCTAAATCTGCGGAAGAGTGGGCCGAAATGGGGTATGAAATTGGTGAGGCTCTTGTTGCTTATTCTGAGTTGCAGAAGTTGATGTCCGGGTATCTTATTCCGATTCCGGAATTGTTGGACGATGATTGTGTGCTTCGTGGCGACTTAAATAGTTGTGGTACTAAGACTGGTAGAATGTCAAGTTCAAATCCTAATTTGCAGAACCAGCCGAATAACCATGATTTTCCGATACGTTCGGCATTTATTCCGAGACCCGGATATGTGTTCATAAATTATGACTATTCTCAATTGGAGTTACGTGTCATGGCTCACATGAGCAAGGATGCGAAGTTTATGGACATCTTTTTACATGGTAGAGACCCACACGGAGAAGTTGCAAAGGCGTGTGGTATTACTCGTAAACAGGCAAAGGTTATGAACTTTGGAGTTCTGTATGGAATGGGACCCGATAAGTATGAAAGAACGTTTAATGTGTCGAGGGAAAGAGCTTTGCAGATGATTGAAGACTATCATAATACTTATGAGGGTTTTGCCAAGTGGAAAATGGCTACTGAAAATTACGCAAAGAAACATGGTTATGTAAAAAACTTATTCGGTAGGATAAGAAGGTTCACTGAAACCACCAAGAATCCTTTTGAGGGAGTTGACAAGAAGAAGTATTTCGGCGAATTGCGTCAAGCGGTAAATACGATTATTCAAGGTACTGGTGCTGATATTGTAAAACTTGCCACAGTAGCGATGTGTAAAAAGTTTAAGGATTTGAACTTAGACGCTCATTTCTTATTACAGGTGCATGATGAGGTTCTTATCGAGGCTCGTATCGACCAGATGCGTGAAATTGAGCGTGTGGTTATCAATTGTATGGAAAACACCGTTAAATTAGACGTTCCTCTCGTTGCTGATGGTAAAATACTCGCTAATTGGGGTGAGATGAAAGACGATACCGTTGTTTCCTTATGTGATAGATTTGATTATTCCCTTTATATGCCAATTTTATAAGTAATGCCAACAAAGAAGAATCTTATAATGGGAGACTGCTTTGAGGTAATCTCTACTTTTGCTTCTGGAAGCATAGATTTAATAGTTACAGACCCTCCTTATGAGGTTTGTTGTATTGGTGGAGGTTCAGTTAATTCAGTAAAGAATCTCAGTAAAAGTTTAGACTCCTTAGTTAAAGCAGATATTGCCTCTGGATATGAGATTAGAAAATTCGGTATGGAGGTTGTTCGTCTTATGTCGAAAGAGATAAATGTTTACTTTTGGTGTAATAAAGTTCAGATACCTGCCTATATTGATTTTTACGTCAGAGAACAGAAATGTAAGTTCGATATTCTCTGCTGGCATAAGACAAATGCTTTACCTACTTACTCGAATAAATATTTGGCAGATACTGAATACCTTTTGTATTTCCGTAAAGGTAAAGGCAAATGTTTTCCCCAATCTTATGAGGATGCCAAGACTTTTTATCTTTCTCCTAAGAACGTTACGGATAAAAAATTATATCAGCACCCCACTATTAAGCCTCTCGATATTACAGAAAAGATTATCCGTAATAGTTCTGAGGAGGGACAAATGGTTCTTGACCCGTTTATGGGCAGTGGTACTACTGGTGTAGCATGTTCTCGATTGAACAGAAACTTTATTGGAATTGAATGTGAAGAAAAATGGTTTAACATTGCAAAAAATAGAATCTTAAATGGCAAAGAAAGAATTATCAAGCCTTAATTCTGTGCTTCATAAATTTAACTCTACAATGGGAGACGGAGTTATTCATACGGCTTCTACTTTACCGAATTGTCGGAAAATCAAGAGTTCCATACCTGTTTATAACTACGTTACCGATGGAGGGTTTCCTGTTGGTAGAGTTATTGAGCATTATGGAGAAAATGGCTCCTTAAAGAGTTATACTGCATACGATGCGATAGCACAGTTCCAGCATTACGATTGGGCAAACCATGAACAAGGAGCATTTAAGAGCTTTTCCTACTCAGGTACTGGTGATTTACGTGAATTGGAGAGTTATGAGTTACGTAAAGGGTATAAACCTAAAAAAGAACCTATTGCCAGACGTGTTGCTCTTGTTGACGTTGAGGCCACTTATACTCCTGATTGGGGGGCAAAATTCGGAATTGATAATGAGGGTTTAATTCTTATAAGACCTACTTTTCTTACTCAATGCGTAGATATTGTACAAGCCTTATTAGCTGATGAGGCGATAAGTCTTATTGTGTTTGACAGTCTTTCGGCAGTCGGTACAGATGACGAGATTGACAAGTCAATGGAGGACCAACAAATGGCATCCGGCGCACGTTTTTGGAATAAGGCTTGTCGTAAATTTCAAGCGGCTATGAATGGAAATCCACATAAAGAGGCTACTCTTTTGGTTATCAATTCTGCGTATCAGAAAACCGGAATTGCTTATGGAGACCCAGAAGTGATTCGTAATGGAGAACAGTTGAAACGTACCAAATCTTTATCGGTTAGATTTAAGGCTTTGAAGAAAATAAATGGTAAAACTGATGAAGGAGATATTGTTGTCGGTAGGAACATAGCGATTGAATGTGTAAAGAATAAATGCGGTGTAAATGGTCGTTCGGCCAATTTCTTTTATGCGTTTGTTGACTATGGAAATGTTAGTGCTTATCATACAGATTCCTCTGGACAAATTGTTGATTTAGGAATGCGATTTGGTCTTGTAGACCGTAAAGGTGCTTGGTACTCTTACGAAGATATAAGAGTAAGTGGAATGGATAATTTTGTTGACGAACTTGTTAAGAGTGGTAAGATTCGTGATTTGGAGAATGATGTTTATGATGAATTTGAAAATGTAACAGACTGATGGGTAGAAAAATTGAAGTAGACGAAGATGATTTGAAGAAGATTATACTTTTACTTAAATTGAGCAAGCAATATGTCCAATCTCCCCATGAGAATTTGACCTTGTGTAATTTGTGGAGAGTATCGGGTAAACTTGCCGATAAGTTAATGAAAAAAGCCAAATTAGTTATGATAACTAATAAGGGGCGCACTACGCTTAAACTAATTGGAGAAGTAAAATCAGAGGAAGTATCTGAGATACCGATTGATAAACATGCGGAGAAAGTCCCCAGATGTCGTAAACGAAAAAGTTAATACTATGGCTCGTAGAAAATTCGGATATATGGAAGCTATGTTCGGTGAGAAAACAACTCGTGAACGTTCAGGAAAACAGGAAAGCCGAATTGCAAAACAACTTAACGGACATACTACTATCAATTCTGGCGCAACGTTTGGTCAGAATGACGTAGTTACTGATTTTTGCGAGGTTGAAGCTAAAACAACAAATAAAGAATCTTTCTCCCTTAAATTATCTGATTGGAGACTTCTACGTAAAAAATGTGCAAGCAATAAAATTCCTATATTTGTGGTGGACTTTGAACAAAGTAAAGATACCCTTGCGGTACTTACTTATGAAGATTTACTCTTTCTTATAGAGCAATCTAACCACAAATAAACGTTTAAGAGGTTATAAGACAATTTGTTAGTTTTAGTTTAATTTTGTATATTTACTATGCGTTTGAAAAACCATAAACCTAAACTAATTATCATAGGTTATGAAATGCGGAAAAACCAGCATGAAGGTTTTAAGATAATTAAATTCTTTCGCTACGAGAATGAGAATTTTTCTCGGAAAAAGACTATCTATAAGCATTTGACTCTTTCTGACGCAGAATCTATTCTCTATAAATTAGAATCACAAATTTTATAAAACCCTATTATGGAAAAGTTTTTCTTTATGAGAACTGTTGCCGATAAAGGACGTAACAGGTTACGCTTATTGAGCGGACAGTATCTTGACTCTCTTCCATTGGACCCAACATGGAATGTACAATCTGACAGAGCTTTAAGAGTTGTTTATCCGATTGGTACAACTTTTGGAACTTCCTCTCTAAAAAAAGCATCAGGTTTTTATGTCGCAGGAAATATTTATCCTCTTGGTTTAAGAAGTACGGATTATAGAGATTCTTCTCATATCGCTCCCGAAGAGATGACTCGTGCCTACGAGGTTTTTAGTCTTGGTCTTGATGAGGATTCTTCAAAAGATAAAGAACGTGAAGACTTTGACGAACCTACCAGAAATTCTTACCTAAACAAATTAAAAAAGAATAAAGACTTTGACCCCCCAACTATTTCTGAGAACGGTTTTTATGTAGACTCTGATAATTGGTATCTGCTGTTAAGAAACATTCAAAGTCAGGTTAACACGATGATGGTAGGTCCTACGGGTACTGGTAAAACGGAACTTGTACTTTTAGCTTGTAAGAAATTGGGTATTCCTTGTCACGTGTACGATATGGGGTCTATGTATGACCCTATTTCTGGACTTCTTGGAGTTCACCGTTTACAAAAGGGAGGAGTTTCTACTTTTGATTATGCGAAGTTTACAAAAGATATTTCAGAGCCGGGTGTCGTCTTATTAGACGAGTTGAGTCGTGCCCCTGTTACCACAAATAATATTTTATTTCCTTGCTTAGATAGTCGTAGGTCTCTACCGATTGAGATTGCGGGCGGAAATGATTTACGTTCTATTAAAGTTCATGAAGATTGTTGTTTCGTTGCTACGGCTAATGTTGGAGCCGAATATACAGGAACTATGAGTTTAGACCGTGCTTTGGTCGGACGTTTTTTCCCTTTGGAATTAGATTATATGCCGTTTGATTTTGAAACTGAGGTTCTTATGAAACGGTGTAAAATTTCGAAGAAGAATGCCAATTTAATTGTTAGAGTTGCCGACAATGTTAGGTCGTTGTATCGGAAACAAGATATATCGTGTTCTTTATCTACTCGTGAAACTTTAATGGCTGCGGAATTGATTTCTGATGGTTGGGAACTTCTTAAAGCTATGGAGTTGGTGTTTCTACCTTTGTTTGAAGGTACAATGTCAGAAGGTGAGAGAAGTATTATTGCAAAAATAATAATGGCGATGTAATTATGTCTAAGGTTGATTTATCGATAGAACTTACTGACTCAGTAATAGACTCGTTGTTGGACGATTGGTTCGACAGAGATGGTGAAACATTTTTACGAATCCGTAAAAAAGGACGTATTGGGTGGGAAAAAACACTTGAACGTGGTGACAGCTATTCTGCATATATTCTTGAAGCCCCTACTTTAACCGACTTAATAAAGCGTGCTTATTCGTTGGCGTATGGTACACTTTTAGCTATGAATTTACCTTTTAGAGTAGCTCTTAAAATTTCTTCGGGGAGTACCTCTTTCTCTGATGGGAAAATTGTGTGTGTTAGTACAGCCATGTTTGATGATAAGAAACTTTCTACTGGGGATAAGTTAGACACCTTTTTAGGTGTTACTATACATGAAGGTTGTCATGTTTTATATACGGACTTTAAGATTTTACAAGACGTAAAACTTGAAGTTATACGCACTCTTTTTAATATTATAGAAGACGAGCGTATCGAGGAAATATGTGCATATAACATGCCGGGTTTTGCTAATTTCTTGGAGAAAAGCAAGTATTATTACTTTGATTTATTCTATTTGGACTATGTGGTTCCCAAAAAAGAAGAGGATAGGTTAACTCCGTTTGATAGAATAATGAATTGTATTCTACATGTTATTAGATATCCGAAATATCTTAATGAGCCGGAGATTGTTGAATTTGGACATTATCTCTTAGCTATTAAGAAGGTTCTTGTTCCTTATCCAGTCACGACAAAAGATGCTTTACAAGCAGCCGAAGAAATCTTTCAAATCATAGAAGAATTTTATACTGAGGAAGAAAAGAAAGAGACAAAAAGTGAATCTTCTGAGGAAGATTCTGACGAAGACTCAACCACTCTTAGTGAAAAAGCTATGGAAAAACTTCTTAAAGACGCTGGTGAGATGTTATCAGCTCTTGAAAAAGTGTCTATTGGTACTACGTCTGCTTCTACTCCAAGCTCTGAGGGTGTAATTGGTTTAAGTCCAAAAGATATGGCTCATGATGTGGTAAAAGACTCTGAATTATTAGGGCATTTGTGTGAGGGAGTCGTTGAAGTAGGAGCCACGGATGACTCTTATTTTACTAAGGTCGAAGACTGTAAGGAAATTTATGACGCTTCTTTATGTCGTGTAAAAAGATATATTCCAGCCATCGCTAAAATTATGCGTGGACATTGTAAAGAGTATAAACTTATACATCGTTCAATGCGAAGCGGTATTTTGGATACTGATAAATTGGCTGAGGCTTTTCAAGGAGTCTCTACGGTTTATAGGCGTGAAGGAGAAGTTAAAACGGATAAAATTAGTGTGTGTCTCCTTATTGATGAGAGTGGTTCTATGCACGGTGAAAGAATAGTATCTGCACGTGATGCAGCTGTACTCATTCATGAAGCTCTCCGCAATATTCCGAATGTAGAGTTATTTATATATGGACATTCAGGAGATATAATTCATAGTGGAGCCACTGAGATGTTTATTTATCGTGAAAAAGGTTATACTCCAAAATTTTCTTTGGGTAATGTAAAAGCACGTGTTGAAAATAGAGATGGTGTCGCTATTCTTGAAACTGCAAAGAGAGTGAAGAAACAAACTAAGAACCCTGTTCTTATGTTTATACTTTCAGATGGTGCACCATCTGCTCACTCTTATCGAGGGGAAGAAGCCATGAGACATGTGAAGGTATGCGTTGAAAAGGTTGAAAAAATGGGGTTCTGTGTGATACAGGTGTGCATCAATCATAGTTATGACCCCAGTAAGATGTTTAAGAATTATGTAGTGATGGAAAATATGAATACATTCGCAATTGAATTAGGTAAAGCTATAAAGAAAGCCACAATGACTGCTGCAAAAATAAGTATTGTATGAATAGAGAAGATTATGTTAGCCTTGAAGTGGCTGAACTTATGAAGAAGCACTAAATGCATGAATACTCACGACATTTAAATTGCTTTTGGCGATTTGGTAGATTAAGAATAATATTCTATATTTGAATGCTTGCTGATGAGTTACCACAGACGTGGTTTTAGGGGTGTGGGAGATTTAATGGGGTTTTTCTCCCCCCCCCTTTTTTGGTCGTATGGCCGAGTGGTTAGGCAATGGTCTGCAACACCATTTACAGTGGTTCGAGTCCGCTTGCGACCTCTAATTTGATAATAGTAGAACTTTTAAATATAAAAGAAATGGAAGCAAATCAAACAAAAACTTGCCCCAAATGTGGGCGTACATTATCGGTAGATAATTTTTATTCATCAAAAAATTCAAAAGACGGTTTCCGCACTCCTTGTAAGGAGTGTTATAATAAACAGACACAGCTTAATCGTATAAAAAAAATTACTACTGCTCCTAACCCTGCTTTGGAGGAGTTTACTCCCCAAGAACTTATATCCGAACTTCGTGCAAGAGGATATACGGGTTCGCTTAGTTATACAGAAATCAAGGTACATAAAATATTGTTATGACAGAACGAAAGTCAAATTTGGGAAAGATACTTAAAGGAATTTCTACGAAAAAAGATTCTGAAAAGCCATCGGTTGTCGAGGTTATCAATAGAGCATGCGAAAAAGGTGTTACTTCGGCAGGTGCTTTTTCTCTTTTAGGAATAAAGAGACAATTAAAACTTCTTCTCCGTTTATTAGATTCTGATGATTTTAATAGGGATAAATTTTTTTCAGAATTTAATAAATTGTACTCTTTCGTAATGGCTCCGGATAAAAGAGCAAAGGGAGTTTTTCACCCGTCTCAACTATTAGACGGTTGTTCAAGACAAATGGCTTATGATTTATCGGGGGTTGCTCCTACTAATTTAGTTTCAAGACCAATCGGTGCTGCACTTCAACGGACTTTCGATGTAGGCACTTGGTATCATGTTTATATACAGATGATATTGTATCGTACAGACTTATTAGAACAAGCCGAAGTTCCAGTTGTGAATAAAGACAAATACCTTAATGGTAAGGCTGACGGTGTTTTTAAGGAAGAAGTTTTTGGAGAGAAAGTAGTTCTTGAAATAAAGACTATGAACAATTGGAATTTCTCAAAGGCTGTGTTCAAACCTTTCAAGAAACACGAGTTCCAGGCGTCTCTTTACGCACGTGAATTAGGAGCAAAAAAGGTTCTTTATCTTTATATCAATAAAGATACTTCTGAGATACGGGAATTTCTAATGCCTATCAATGATGAGCAGCTTTCCCTTGCTGATAAAAAAATGGGAACTATTATTGAACATGTCAAGGAGGGGACTTTACCAGCAAAAATTTGCTCGGACAAGTTCTGTGATAATGCTTTGGCGTGCCCTTTCGCTTCACTTTGTTTTAAAGAATAGTATATGCCGACCAAAAAAGAAATAGTAAGAAACCCTCTTGAAAGATTCAGGGCTATTTTTACAGAATTATCTCCTCCAAAAGGAGGTTTGCCGACCATGCCTACTAAGGTTGCTGACTTAGCTTCTGACGAATTAGGCAATATGATTGCGAGATATACTGCATGGAGGGAGTTTACCGAAGACCGACACATGGAAGCATGTGCTGTTTATTCACAATGTAGGTCTGAATATGACTTAGCAGTGGATAAAGAAATGCTTTCTTCCAAAGAGTCCACTGTTACTGAAAGAAAGGCGAGTGCTAAATCTTCTCCGAAAGTAGAAAAGCTCTATAAAGATTTAACCGAAGCTGAAATGTATCGAGATTTACTTGCGAATAAATTGGAGTCATTCAGTAATGTGCTCGCAATGTTAAGTAGAGAACTTACCCGAAGGGGTGTAGCAAATATGTAGTATGGAAGTGTCATTGTTGGAATGGGAACAGATATTGGATGTTATGCTTTTCTATCATAGGACTGAGGGCTATATAGATGAGGTCAATGGAAAAGTTCAATTTTTTGACAGAGACCCTTGCATAAATGGAGTTCACGCTTATAAAGTAACTATTGACGAAGTAAAGGAGTATATAAGGAACTATGGAAATAATTGATAAATCATTGGAACTTTCAGATACCGAAATACGTTCAAGGTCTGTTCAGTATGCTGTTCAGTTGTTGGTAAGCAGAGGGTATTATCCGGCTCCTTGTTGTTCTGACCCACTACCAGAGGGTATGAAGGAGATTAAATCTCCCGAAGAAGTATCTGCTGAGATTATTAAGGATTTGCAGGACGATGTTATTACGTTGGCTGATTCTTTTTCGGAATTTATTAAAAATGGAAAGGCGTTATAATTGCGTATTGAAAAATTATGAGTAACTATGCCATAATGCAGATTCCTATAAGGGCGAAGAATCCTTGTGATTTCCCAGAGGGTTCTTTGGTTAAGAACATATATTCAGGAAAGATATATGTAATAACTAAACATTTTAAGAACGGTATGTGCAATATGTATCGACCAGATATTAGGTCCAATGAAAACTGGAACGCTTGTAATAATGCACACTTTATTTCTGCGGATTATATAAGTTTGGCCATTAGAAGTTTGTTATGAGAATCTATGTAAGTATTCCTATTTCGGGAAAGGATTATGATGCTCAAAAAGAGCTTGCCGAAAAAGTGAAGGAACAGTTGGAAAGTGAAGGACACCAAGTTGTAACTCCTTTTGAGATTATAACTGATAGGAATACTCCTGTTCATTATGCTATGGGAAAAGACATTGAAGTGTTACTTACTTGTGACGCAGCTATCTTTTTAGACGGTTGGAATGAGAGTAAGGGGTGTAGATTAGAACGTTCCGCTTGTAAAATTTATGGGATTGAAATACTATGAGGTAATTGAACTAATTTTAGAACTGTATGTCGCCTATAAGGAAGAATGGGAAAATAACTAAGAAAAAACGTACTCCAAAAGTATTGGTGCGTAGAAATAATGTAAGAGTAACCAAGCCCACAAGTAAAGAGTGCTGGAAGTCTTTCGAACGTACTGTTGCTACTTATTTTGGAACACGTAGAGTTCCTCTATCTGGAAGTAATAGTGGACACGGTACAAATAGCGACTCTTTACATCCTAAACTTTATATAGAATGTAAAGTTCGGAGTAAGATTGCATTGTGGCAATTGTTTTCTGACACTGAAAAAAAGGCCAAGTTAGAAAGTAAGATTCCTGTTGTCGCAATTAAACAAAAAGGAGAAAAAGGATACCTAATTGTGTTACGTCCCCAAGATTTGGAAAATGTTCTCAAAATTAAAAAGGAATATACTTGTGATATGAAATAATTCTTTTTATATTTGCAAGTGTCCTATAAGAAGACGACTATGGAGATTAAAGATAATCAGAAAATACTTAGATGTAAATCATCTACCGATGCCAATAAGTTAGCTGGAAGTATTTACTCTATCTATCAAGAAGACGCCACTTCTCATATCATACTTAGGGTAATTGGAGCAGGGGCACTCAACCAAGCTATTAAAGCGGTTATCATTAGTAATAAATTCTTTGCTAAAAAAGGAATTGTGGTTGATTTAAGACCATCTTTTCAAGATGCATCTGAGAATATGACGGCTATCGAATTAAAAGTTTTATTCAATAAAAATTAGAGCAAGGTTTTCTTGACTATAAGATTTACAAAAAAGCGGTTATGTAAGCTAATCGCTATATAAAATAATACTGCTTGATTTTTTAATTAGCTGGATTATGGCAAGAGCAAGAGCAAGAGCTACCGCTGCCGCTCCTAAGAAAGGGGCCGCAAAAGGACGAGGTGGAAAAGCAAAAGCTACCGCTGCTGCAAAAACGTCGAAATCGTAAACCACTTCGGAGAGTTAAGGGAACTAAGGAATTAGTTCCCTTTTTATTTAAATTTTGTATTTTTGTACCTATGGAAAAGAAAGTTTTATTGTTTTCGGGAGGTCTCGATAGTAGATTACAAGAATGGCTCATAAAACCGGATATTCTTCTTTATGTAGATATGAAGACTTCCTATTCTGATGCCGAACTTAAAGAGCTTCGTAAACTTTCCCCGTATTATACGGAACGTTTAATTATTAAAGAGCTGCCTCTTGGAGAATATGAAAGAGATAATAAATATCTTCCGTATAGAAATTTGATACTTGGGACTATTGCTATGCAGTATGGGCAACATGTATATTTTGGGTTTAATTATAAAGATAATGCCCCAGATAAAGATTACATGTTTCTTGATAAGACCACAAGTTTATTTCGCCACCTTAATAAAAATTGCATAGGTGATATGGAGTGGGACAATGACAATTTCAGTTTTAATGCACCATTTAAAAGGTACACTAAATCTGAGATGATGTCTCTTTGTATAAAGAATGGAATGCCTATTGAAGATATTCAATCTATACGCTCCTGTTATGATGGAGTTTCTGAGAAAGGTTGTGGTAAATGTGCGGTATGCCTAAATAAAGCTGTTGCCCTACTTAATAATGGAATATATAATGATTGTCTTTTTGATGCTCCCATAAGGATTGAGGATTTGGAGAGTATGAGTTCACAAGCCCTCTTGGATAAACGAGGTAAAAAACATTTATATGAAATCAACGAGGCCATCAGAAGGTTACGACAAATCGAAGAATAAAGCGGTATTGTTCTTTTCTGCTTCTTCTACCGGAGACTTCCAACAGTTGTATGACTTTGGAATTAGGGAATGTCTTGTGTCCTATTTTTATATTCGAAAAAATTTATCTTACTGGGATAAGATGCTTCCTATATTTAAAAAAGAAGGAGGTATATTCATGACTGACTCAGGAGCTTTCTCATTTATGGGTAAATTTTCTAATGACTCCCATGAAATAGAAAGAATGACGGAAGAAGAATTTTGGTTACCTTATCTTGAAGAATATTTGAAGTGGGTAAAAGACCACAAGGAGTATATTTTTAGTGCTGCCAATCTTGACCTTGATAAGATAGTAGGTTATGATGTAGTTGATAAATGGAATAGAACGTATTTTGAACCCCTTGAAAAAGAAGGAATACAGGTAGTTTATGTTGCGCATGAGATAAACTATCCGCATGAAGTAATTAACAGGTTTAAGTTTTACTGCCGGAAATATTCTTATGTCGGGGTCAATCAAACATGGAAAAGTTTAGCTGCTCAAATATTTCAAATTGCTAAACATTACAAACGTAGAATACATGGTTTTGCATGGACTGAGCTTTCTTTACTTCGGGATTATCCTTTTTTTAGTGTCGATTCTGTAACGTGGTTAGGAGGTGTTCGTTTCGGAACAACTTATGACTATGACGGAAAAAATTTCACTACTATTGACTACAAGCATAAATACATGCGTAAAGCAAGAAAACTAAAATATGAAAGAGCTGGTATCGATTTTTCCAAAGTTACAGAAACTGAGGAAAGAATCAACATCAATAAGATGAACTTACTTGGTTGGATGGGCTTCCGTAAAGAATTTCTTAAAATGGCAAATTTGAAGTTGAATAATAAAACCGTAGTAAATTATGAAAGATAGTATTAGGAAACGTATCGAACAGATTCATAAGGCTGAAACTTCCGATGACCTTAGAAAATGTCTATGCCCTTTCTTTGAGAAAGGAGGACACCCTGACTGTCCTGTATGTAGAAAAACTGAACCTGACTTGGAAGAATGTAAAGAGTACTATCTTGGTCGTATTATGACGCATCCTATGGACTTCTGGACAGACGACTTCGATGCAGCTATTGTTCAGTCAAGAGATACCTTAAACGTAGAAGACATTGTAGGGATAGGTTCTAATTGTGACAATTGCTATATGTCTGAGAAATGCCCTTTGTACAAAAGTGGATATGCATGCGGGATAAATTGGGGGTCTAATATTCCTAAGACACCGTCTGAATTTATGGATTTTCTTATTAACATGCAGTATGAACGGGTAAGACGTGCTGCTGTATTTGAGAAACTTGACGGAGGTGCTCCCTATGCTGGTCTTTCAGGAGAAATGGACAGACTTACTGATTATCTTAATACTAAGGATAATATGGGGAGAGACCGTTTATCAATAAATGTCGAGGCGAGCGGTGCTTCTCGACAATCCGGAGGTATATTATCGAAGTTATTCGGTGGTGGGGAACCAAAGGCTATACCAGAAAAACCCGAATCTACGAAAGATATTATTGATATTACAGAATTTCAAGAGGTGAAATCTGAACCTGTAAAAGTATCACGTAAAAGAAAACAATCATGACTGAGGTAAGAAAACATTTCCGCAATGGAAAAAACAAGAGAAGTGTGGTAAGAAGACACACTCGTAAGATGAAAACACATAGAATACACAATGGGCGTAGAGAAGTGTTCGTTGATGGTTTTTGGAAACATGATGATTATCCTAATGCTCCAAAGCCCGGATGGTCCTATGAGAAACTTGTTAAAGAACGTTCTAAGTTACAACAAGATTTATCTGATGGATTAGCCGGAAAAGATATTCTTCCACCTCGAAAATATGGTCTTTTGACAAGACGAATACGGAAGATTAACCGGATTATTAAATCCAAATACGGTAGGAAACAGTAATTACGGGTGTTCGGAGTATTTTGTCTTTTTGCAATAAATTCATATATTTATGAAACGTAAGGTGCATTTTATTAAGTATGTTAGAAAACCAAGAAAAATTAAACTCTAATTATGGATACTCTTTACCGTTCTCTTATCGGAGTTTCTCTCGAATTTAGGTTCACTCGTAGTGATGCCGTTGGAGTTGAAAAGAACATAGAAGTTCTTCGTAAGCGTCTTGAAAAAGAAACATCTGAGGCCCTCTCAATAGGGGGTGAGAAATGTATGATGTTTCTTTCTGAATTGAGAAATTATTATCAGACTACACCTCAATATATTGCTATAAGAGGGGCTATTAAGATGGGCAGGTATCGCCCCGTAGTTTTTAATTACATGAAATTACCCGTTAATGAAAGAGCGGACCGTTTATTAAAACTTGTTCTTTCTTCAAAGAAAGATAAACACAGAGATTTTATCATCGATATATTGAAATATTTTCTACTTACCTACCCTCATAGGTTAGAAGTATTTAAGCCTTACATTTCTCGTTCAGAATACATTTACATTTTATCATGAAAACAAGATTACTTAGACGAATAAGAAAACAGATTCGTCAGAATTTTAAGTACACACAACTTTCCGGAGATACCTTTTTATTTCAGACAAAGGTATTTGGAGTATACTACACGTACAATGTTTATTGGAAAATTAGTTTGGTATTACATCACAGTGTTTACGGAGAATTTGAGCGATACGTGATGCGACAATGCGTAAAGGTTTTAAGAAATTCATAATCAAGATTACTATGCGCCACGAAGAAAAAATTGCCTTTTTGAAGGACCATTATTTTAAGGAGTTTGTTGAAACAAGAAAGTCCGTTGAACGGGCCTTATCAGATAGTCAAACAATGTTTTGTTGTTGTGGAAAATTAGCTACTGGGTTACACGAGTCCACGTGTAAGAAGTTTAATCATAAGGTTGACGTGCTTACCATTAAAGAATTATCCTATTTATTAAAAGACAAATAAGAAGTTATGGATACACTAAACGTAAATATTATTTATCCCTCTTTTATGGGAGAAGTCAATACTCATGGTATTGGCGTTCCATGTACATTCGTTCGCCTTTCTGGGTGCAATTTAAGATGCTATTATAAGACTAAGGGTGTTTTTTGTGACACACCAGAATCACTTAAAGTGAATGGCGGTAAAGAAATGTCTGTGGCTGAGGTTGTTCACCAAGTGAGAACTCTTGGAAGAAAAGTTGTCTGCCTTACTGGTGGGGAACCTTTAATGCAAGACGTTAAAGAACTTCTTACGGAACTTTCTAATCATGGATATTATGTAGTAGTAGAAACAAATGGCTCAAAGAGTATCGCTCCTTATCGACATATTCGCAATGTTAGTTTCGTTGTAGATGTTAAATCTACAAGTTCGGGGGAGAGTGAACGGATGCTTGAAGAAAACTACGGATTACTTGACCGCAATGACTTCCTTAAATTCGTAGTAGACACTAAGGAAGACGTAACTGAGTTTGAGCAATGGGTATTCTCACATAATTATATTGGGTGTAACGTTGCAGTGGGTACATTTTGGGGTTCCAAAATTTCTTATGCAGACCTTATAGAAAAAGTTGTTGAAACGACATGGCTTATACCCGTGTACCTCAATATGCAGACGCATAAAATGGCATGTTTATATGACCATTATGAAGATGTTACACATATATTTGTGCCAAGAACTTTATAGGTTCTCAAATTTTTATTATATTTGAGGGCGAATGTTTAATGTTTAAATTGAAAAGAAATGGCAAAAGTAACTGATTTGGTTATTCTGAATCCGGCCGATAAAACCCGGATGTTCTCAGTAGCGATTGGTAAGGGTGCTCCTGCTGACGCAGACGATGTGATTAACGTTAACGTAAAGGATTTTCCTATCGGCTCTCAGTATACCGACTTGACGGCTAAGAAGTTTTACGTCCGCACTGGAAATACAGGTGCAGCCGCTGATTGGACTTCAATTGCGGGAGCCTGATTGTACCACTTATTGTAGAAGGGCAACTTGCAATTTTTGCGAGATTGCCCTTTTATTGTAAATTTTAGAATATGGTTGAGTATAAAAGTCTATTTTCAGGAGAAAGCGGTTTACAGATAAGAACTAAACTAAATGAGATGCTAAGTGCTCTCATTACAGGAGAAGAAGGAGTTAATTTTCTTTGGAACCGTTACTTTGATATGGAAACGAGTATCTCCAATATACAAGGTAATGTACAAACTTTTTACCAAGATTTAAAGGCTCAGATTCATCATAGTTATTCTTATACTGATTCAAAGGTTTCCGACTTAAAGACATACGTAAATGGTATGTCAGGTGGAGTTACTGCCTTTGCAGATAGTACATCTTATGACCCATCGGGTATTCCTGTCGAAAAGTCAGCTACTGTTTTAGCCGTTTTACCCGGACAGTACATAAATTTCAAAGATGAAGACGGCGCTTCAATTATATTGACTTCTGAGGACGGACTAACTATTTTTTATAAAGCCGCAGGTGCTAATTATTGGAAGCATCAGTCTATTTTGGCCGGTATAATTATTTTGGAATCTTCCATTGACGGAGGCGGTGCTTTTAACGGATAAAAAACTTATAAATTATACATATATGGCAGTTACGATTCAATTACGTGGAGATACATTAGCAAATTGGAACTCAGCTAATCCTGTTCTTCTTGACCGAGAGGTTGCTTTAATTGCGACAAATGCGGGTTCCCCAAAAGAGTACGATACTTTTGTAGTAGGTGACGGGGTTTCTACTTTTAAACAACTTTATGAGGGTAAATCATACGATATTCCTGATGGAAGTATTACAACCCCAAAATTAGCTACTGATGCTGTAACGTCAGAAAAGATTGCTAATGGCGCTGTAACGTCAGAAAAGATTGCTAATAATTCTATCTTTGAAGAACAACTTACCCAAGATAGTGTGGGTGAACTTAATATTAAGTTGCATTCTATTTACGAGAAACATATTGCGGATAGACAGATAACACTTCGTAGGTCTTCATTTGCGAGACAAAACTATTTTCAACCCAATAATAAGGTCAAATGGGGTTACTTCTTAAATCATCGAGGAGTAGAAACTTCGAATGATAATTATTGTATTACGGATTATATCCCTTTTGGAGAAGCCGTTGGTATCACTCAGATGATTTCATCGGTAAACGGTAAACCTAATTTAGGAGGCGGATTTGTATGGTTATATACCATACATAAACAATTGATTTCAGGTTCTGGCGTTGGGCTTAATGCTGGTGGCGGTGCTATTTCAATGGGTAATTTTACTCAGGCTTATTATGTAAGGTTCTCCATAAACTATAAAGGTTATTCCGAATCGATTATGGTTGAGGAAGGAAATACTGTTGGCACGTATATTCCTTTTGTTGAAGAGCAAGACCCCGAATTAGACGTAACCGTGAATGGACGCTTTATGTTGAAAGATAATGTTGTCTCTAACGGTTTGCAGTTAAACAGCAGTTTGGGTTCTATTATAGAATCAACTGATGGGGGCACTGCTTCAAGTGGCACGACAGTTACTTTGAGTAGCTACCCTTATTTTCTTAAAAAAGGAAACTGCATTATTTTTGACGCTACATTTAAAGGAACATCGGGAACTTTCTGCGTTGGAAAAGGGTATAATCAATACCGAGGAGATTGGTTGGAGATAAGTACGTCACAAGTTAAACACCAACACTATGAAAGCGGTTTAACTACTGTGGAGACAGTTAATCACGAATTGTATTTATCTACATTCGTTAAGGTGATTATGTATGCCGGAAATTCAGGTACATTGTGTCTTGTTCTTCTTACCAAAGAAGGCATATTTAAACACTTGTTTAAGAACTGGAAATTTGAGGCGTGCAATATGGTATTTTTCCGCCCTGTTACTTGTGTATTTAGCAAGTATAAACTGAGCGCTATCAATACCGATTTTAAATGCCCTATTTGGATATGGGGTGATTCTTATGTGGGTATTACTGATAATAGGTGGCCGGGTCAATTGAGGAATCTTGGATTCTTGAATTTCTTATTAGACGGTTTGGCCGGTCAAGGTAGTGATGCCGCTTATGACGATTTGTTAAGAGCTTTAACGATTGCGACTCCTAAATATTTGGTGTGGACATTGGGTATGAATGATACCGACCAAGTATTTAAGGATAATCTTTTGAAAGTACATAAGATTTGTCTTGAAAAAGGTATTACTTTGATTGGAGCTACTGTACCGACTACTCCTACGAGAGATAAGACTTCGCATACTTCGATTGTCCGTAATTTTGGAATACGATATATTGATTTTCATAAGGCTGTTTGTATTGACGACTCTGGACATTGGTATCCGGGTTACTTGTACTCCGATAATGTGCACCCCACCGAATTAGGTGCACAAGTTATGGCCACGCAAGTTCTTACGGATTTTCCGGAACTGTTGCAATACGGTATTACCGACACGAGCGGTTCTGTTGAAGAAAAATATTTCGGTAATGTGTAGAATCTTGTTTTAGGTGATTATACTGTGTTTACTATTGTAGGAAAGGGGTGTGTTGTGAAACATGCCCCTTTTATTTTTGGATTTTCTTTTTCAAATGTATATCTTTGGGTCTAAAAATAGGCTCTATGGAATTTAAATGCGGTGAATTTCATGTTTTTTCATGGGAAGACTTTAAGGTGACGGTTTTCTTTACAGATTCAAACGGTACTCCCGTGGACATCACAAAAATGAGGTTTCGATTTATCTATTCAGACACTTCTGGCAAAAGTGTCGTAGCCTCTTATGACGGAAAAACTCGTGTTAATAATGTCGTTCACGATAATACACTAACCATTATATTTAATGCGGGTAGTTTTTCAAACGGCAGAATATCTGTTACACGTAAATATTTTATAGACGACCCCGATTTTCAAGATGGTGTTCAGACTTATGGAGTTAAAGGTCTTACTAATATTGTTATCATACCATGAAGAAGTGTTTAAATATTTCGGAAGAAGTGGTTTTACCGGAAATTCATGAAATAGAGGAACATTTAGTTGTGGACCCTCCTGTACAATGTGAGGAGACTGTTAATATCCCTGCTATTGTTCAAAAACCTAAATTTATTCCCGACCCATCATGGGGAAATCTTGACGAATGCCCGGACAATGACATTTGGTTTGTGGTGACAGACGATAAACCGACTACATTTGAAGATTATATTTTTGTGCAGTACTCCTCTTTTAATGTAAAAAGTTATAAGATAGATTGGGGAGACGGTAGTGAAACTTATACCGCTATCGCCCCAACGACTACCAATATAACAAACCATAAATATTTGAAAGGAACTGGCAGAATAGACACTAATGGCAGGGAATTTTGGATAATGAAGGTTTCATATGAATTATATTCAATTGACTACGACCATTATATTTATCCAAACGGTTATGTATATGTAAATTACCCGCAAAAGATATATAATATAGCTCCTTATAAATATATTGTATTCGGAAAGAATCTTCGTAAGTTTGAGTTCTCCACCTTCGACATAGCGACATTCCCCTTAGAAGCTATAAAGTTTCTATCGGATACAATAGACGTTATTCCCTCCTTTCCTTATAATAAAACCAGATTAAAATACATATTACATGCCGGGGATACTTTAAAATTAACTAAGCTAACTGGTTATAGATTTAGGAATGGTGTCTGTCAAGATTTGAGTGACATTCAGATTGAAGGAGGAGAAAGTGGAAAACCTTTTATAGTGGTTACTTCCGCTATATCATGTCCAGATAATAGTGACTTTTCAGATTGGAAGGAAGTCACTGAACAAGAAGCATTAGAATTACAAGAAAAATATAATACAGAAAATGCAACTTCTAATTAGATTTATCCGAATTTACGCACCTTTTGTATGTACATTGGCCACGTTAATAAACAGAGTTATCTTTATGAAAGGTTTCATTGACTGCTCTGAGGTTTACGTTTTGTCTGCCTTTGCTGGAAGTTCAATATTTGTAACAGCGTATATGTTTGTCACTTCTTTTAGAATGTGTAAATGGTATAAGCTAAATTTACTTTGTCTATTGTTGACTCAGCTATGTAGCATAGCGTATAACTACCTTGACATAGATACCTCTTTGTACCTATGGGTGGTTACGTTATTATCCGGATTAGGAATTATGTTCTTCCTAATATTTAGGATATTCTATAAGGTTACAAATTTGTTTCTGTGTATTGGCAGATATTGATTACAACCATAATGGCACTGAGACCGAGTTCTCGTAAGGCTTCTATGGAGAATTTCTTTCTGCGAACAAAGGCAATGTACGCTGTTATTACCTCGGTATTCTTAGTTAGACCATTGTTTTCACGAATATGACGCATGTGATTGTTCACAGTGTGCGGAGAGATATTTAGCTTGTCTGCTATTTCCTAACTGAAATAGAATCTGATGAGGTGGTTCAAAAATTCGTTCATCAAGATGGAAGTAGAGGACCTAAATGGAGGGATTCCGAAGAATTGTTCCGCAAGATAAAAGAGATGGGAGGTAAAATTGAATGTGAACCCCATTATAATAAATGGGCTTTGTACGTTACAATGAACAAGATTGCTTCCAGTCAGAATAATGTTCTTGTTAAATGGGTTGGTGACGATAGAGACAGATACTTTGAAGCATGCTATGAATTGTCTGTCGCTCAACTAAAAGATAGAGTTCGCCCGTGTTGGATTCGTCCCTATTATGAAATCGGCGAATAAGATATTTTTCCTTTTGGTTAAATGGAGTGGTGGGAGTTCTATCACTCCATTTTTTGTTTCTTAATGAGTAATTGGAACTTTCGTTTTATTTTTGTATATTCATTTGTAAAATTAAACCGAAAGTTATGCTAATAGAAACGTCTATCTTATTACTGTTACAGGAGTCTATGAGAGGTCTGCCTAAACAGATACACTATTTTCCGAGAATGTTCGCTTTATCAAAAACTGGGTCTATTCGTGTGTATGATATTACGGTAGAGGATATGGGAAACCATGCGGTAATGACTACACGGAAAAAAGTAACTTTGAACGGTAAATGGACCGAGGATAAATATGACTATTGGGAAGGAGTAAATATTGGAAAATCTAATGAAACGACATATCTTGAACAGGCGTTGTCCGAAGCACAATCAGCATGGAATAGATTACAAGATGCAGGCTTCACGGTTACAATGCCAAATCCGGATGCGAAATTCAACACGGACGCAAATGGTAAAATCAAACCAATGCTGGCAATCGGTTTTAATGAGAAAAAGATTAAATTTCCTTGCCTCTGTCAACCTAAGTATGATGGAGTTAGATGTACAATTTCACAAGATGAAGATGGTATTCATATAATTTCTCGAAAAGGAAAGCCTTATAATATTCCCCATTTAGAGAAATGGGCCAATGAGAATAAACACTTATTACCTCTTGATGGAGAACTTTATAACCATAAAGAACTTTCTTTTCAAGAAATTATATCCGCTGTAAAACGGCTGTCCGATATTACACCTAAAATAAGATATGTAGTATATGATAGACCTATTGAAGGAATCTCCAATAAAGAACGTTGGAGTAAACTCATTCAAGATTTTGAGAAAGTCGATAAAGACTCTCCTGCTTATCGTAGTGATTGGGTCTATTGTGATAATATGGAGCAAGTATGGAAGTACCATGAAAAATGTGTTGTCAATGGATATGAAGGAGTAATCGTAAGAAATCTTGACGGCAAATATGAGTTTGGGTTCCATTCCAATGATTTGATTAAATTGAAGACATTTGATGATGCGGAATTTGAAATCGTGGATGTGATTGAGGCAACAGGTCGTGATGCCGGAACGGCTGTATTCGTATGTAAGTGTAAGGGAGGCGAATTTAATGTAAAGCCGCAAGGTACAAGAGAACTCCGAGCCGAATATTTTAAGAATGGTGCTAAACTTATCGGTAAGAAAGTAACTGTTCAGTATCAGGGTTTGTCTGATGATGGAATACCAAGATTTCCGTCTGCAATATCAATTCGAGATTATGAGTAAGAACCTTGTAAGAATACTCGGAGAGTATTGCAATGAAAATGTGAACGACCACATAGGGTATGCCATTTATTTGTTATTGACTAAAATTGTGTATAGGTATGAAAATTGAAACAAAAGACCGATACTTTAAGGAGACGGTCGAACAACTGAAAGAATGGGGATTTATGGTGTATGCCCCTGCCAACATTTTTGAGGACGTATTCAGATATGGTTGGGTTACTGATGGAACACACATTCTCTATTTTCAAATAGACGATTTAATAGGATTGGTGTTTAGTACGGAGTGTATTCCGTCCAAAGAAACTGGAAGTGGGCGTAGGCTTGATATTCCTTTTACAAAAGAGGAAATCATTAAGGCATTTGAAATGCCTTTTGGCAAACCTTATCCTAATTTTGAAAGTTTCAAAAGAAAATGTTGGAGTACCTTAATGCAACTGTAATGGGAAGAGTTTACACTGGAATGGTTATTCGTACAAGTTATGGTACGGGTCCATATAGGATAGTGGACTTCACGGAGAATTGTACTTGTCCGAGTTTTATGGACGCAGTTACTTCTGGAAGTAATGCTCCACCGTCAAGACCTCATTATCACTTTATTTGTAGGAAAGTGGGCGAACATAAAGGTTACTACTATGTAAACGGTTACGATGAGAATTTAAATTCTGTATGGGATGAAGACAGAGTAATCGTATGTGCGGAAGAGACTCTTTTCTTAACTATGTGTTGCGGGTTATGAAACTTTATGCGAGATGTAACGGACATTTTCCGTTTACCCTTATTCCGACTATAACTAATAGACATGACCGATTTAAGAAGGAATGGCTATTTTATTGGCTTAACATTAAAATTACCATCATATGGGAAAGAACTTTATAGTAACAACTGTGGACCGAAATGACTTAAAAGTTATAGGGTATACCGATGACGTTGATGACGCTACTATGGAAAAGATTGCGTCACTAATGAGCGAGAGTATTCTTTATCTTGATTTTTGGGCATCCCTTAAAGATGCTTGCTATAAATTAGATATAAAGAAATCCAATTAGTATCTTTGTGCTATGGATATTAGAGTTAAAGAACCAATTTACATAAATTGTAAAGGTCAAGAATACGTAATACGTCCCGGAACAATTGGCGTAGATAAAAATAAGGTCGTTTATTTTTATGACGTAACACGGAGTTCTTCTGTCGGATTTTCTCGTGATTTTTGTATGGAGAATCCTCAAATTTTTCTTGTATCAAGAACTTTATCCGATAAAGAAGTTTCTCAAAGAGACGTATTCAAAATACTCGATGAGTACAACCGAAAGGAGTGCACTCTCTCAGATGTCTACGAACGAATAAAATCATTATAGCTATGGCGTTGGACAAAACAAAAACAAATCCCTATCTTGGATGTGCGGTGCATGAGAACCTAATTAAAATAGGTGTTGAGTCTCCTATGGTAGAAACTAAACTTTCAAAATACGAGGAACGACTTGTTACCATTACTCGAAATGTAAGCGAAATTATGGTGGCTCTTGGTCTTGACTTGAAAGATGATAGTCTTTGCGAGACCCCAAGAAGAATCGCTAAAATGTATCTTAATGAGATTTTTTGGGGGCTTGACTACAATAATTTTCCCAAGATTACCACTATCGAAAATAAGATGCAATATGATAACGTATTGCTCGAACGACATATAAAGGTTAATTCCACTTGTGAGCATCATTTTATCCCTATGATGGGAGAGGCTTTTATTGCTTATCTCCCTGATAAGAAAGTTATAGGTCTTTCTAAGATTAACCGTATTGTGGAGTTTTTCTCTCGAAGACCACAAGTTCAAGAAAGGCTCACTGAACAGATATTTCATACTCTTTGTATGCTTTTAGAAACGGACAACGTTGCGGTTCTTATTAAAGCTGAGCATACTTGTGTGAAACTTCGTGGAGTTGAAGATACAAACTCGGATACTATAACTTCTCGTTTAGGCGGAATCTTTTTTAATTCTCCTTCAAGAAACGAATTTTATCAGTCAATTAGACTATGAAGAAATTCTATACAACGGTTAACAAGCTAAATGTTGATAACAGGCTCTTCACTGCTAAATTTTGTTGCGACTATGAGAAATGTAAAGGCGCTTGTTGTTATCAACCTCTCTCAGATACTGAACTTAACGGAGGTCAATTATCGGATTACGAAGCAGCTGACATTCTGTTTTATAGGAAACAACTTTCTTCTTTATGCGAGGAAGAATGTCAACAAATGGCACTTGAACAGCCTGTTAGTAAAGACGGTGATACGTTTTATACCACCTTACAGAAAGAAAGATGTGTATTTTGTGATTTGAAAAAAGGAATTTGTGCTCTTAAAATAGCGAAAAAAGTATACCCAAGTATAGATATTCCATTAAGCTGTCAACTATACCCTCTTATTTGGAGTGCCTTTCCAAGTTATGAACAATTACAGATAGGCGATATATATGATGAGTATTGTGTACATGGTTACGAGAAAGGAGAGCGAGAGAATATTTTTATGCTTGACTTTTTAAGACCTCCTTTGGTTCGTGCTTTTGGAGAAGATTTTTTCCTTAAATTAAAAAGGCTGCAAAAGAAGTTTCTATAATTCCCTCCATATATTTAATAACGTTACTCCCAGCATTTTGTTGGGAGTTTTATTTTTCATAGATATGAACTACGATAAAGTAAGAGACCAATGGTTTTCCACACCTCCCTTTAAATTTGGCGTTTCGCTCTTGGGCAAGATTTATCCTAATAAGATTCCTGCGGGCACAGTGATGATGTTCTATTATAAAGAACGTCCCTATATAATGTTTCAGACTTTATTGGATATTTCTTGTTCTATCGAAAATATAAGCCTCGTTTATTATGAGCCGGGTTCTATTGTCTTTTTAGATGCTCCCTCACGTGTTTTACCAGCACTCAGATTTTCCAACTGCCGCATGCCTACTCTTGAAGAGTATGTTCGTTATATGGAATCTTTTATAGTCTGAGGTTTATCATACGAACAATTTGTTTAGTTCAATTTAATTTTATATACTTATTATAGTAACTTAGTTTTTAGCTATGCTTGTTGTAATATTTTTAGGATTTATATACTTTTATCTTCTCATAAGAAATAAGAAAGTATACCTTTTTAGAGAATATCTAAGGGTTCGAGCGTATGACGAGATTCATCGTGTATTGAAAGAAGATATAGATAAATTTGAACCCAAGTTTGAAGTCTATTTATGTTCAAAACTTCATGGTATATGAAGATTTTAAAAATCATAAACCTATATGCGATGATTATGTATTATATGATTGGCATGAAAAAATAATAAGTATAGAAATCAAACAAAACAAAGAAGATATGGAAGAAAAGAAATTGAACTTAAAAGAATTTGACCTTGAAGCAGCCAAAGCTGGTAAACCTGTATGTACTCGTGATGGTAGAAAGGCAAGGATTATTTGCTTTGATGCCAAAAGAAAAGATGGGAAAAATATAATGGCCCTTATTCCAGACAAGGAATATCCCGGATTTGAAGATTTGGTTGCTTATCCTAATAATGGCAATTATCATGGAGGACATGAGAATGACGGAGACCTCATGATGCTCCCCCAGAAGAAAGAGGGGTGGATTAACTTGTGCAAAAATAATCATGGAGATACATTAGCTATTGGCGTATTTCCTAACAGAGAAGAAGCCGTAAGTAATTGTCCACCATCGTATTTAAGTACAATTAAAATCGAGTGGGAGGAGTAACTATGAAGAAATTCCTATTGCTTTTATTGGTATTGCTTATACTAACAAGCTGCTATACAAATGGAGATATCTTAATTGCTGTAAAAGAAGCACACCCCGATAGTGAGATATACCAGATAAAGACAAATGAGTTCATACTTGTTGATTCCATAGGAATATGGTATGTGAATGCAAATATGGGTATAAAAGAACCATATACAGAAAAACAATTAGTTAAACTTTGGAGTAAAAATGAGTGAAGAATACAATCTTTTCTACTTCTTCAAACAGTTTCCCGATGAGGAATCTTGCTGGAAGTATTTAGAAAAACGCAGATGGGGTAATACTCCCATCTGTCCGCATTGCGGCAATGCACAAAAGATTTACCGCTACAAAAACGGAAAGACTTTCAAGTGTGCAAACTGCAAAAAGCAATTTTCGGTGAAAACGGGTACAATTTACGAGAACTCTAACATTCCGTTACAGAAATGGTTTATTGCAACTTATTTAATGGCTCGTTCCATTCTTTCCAAGAAAGGAATCAGTTCAATTGAGCTGTCAAAAACTATCGGCATAACTCAAAAAAGTGCGTGGTATCTGCTACATAAAATAAGATATGCAACGAAGTATAAAGACTTAATAGATGTACAATGAAAGCAAAAATTAAATCGACTGGCGAAGTCATAGAAGTATCGGATAAAGTAAAAAGGTACTACGAGACCACAACGGAGATTTCTCAGAAAGCATAAAATGCGAATTGGCAAAGGAACTCGGCGATGTGCTTTGGTATATCGCTACCCTCTCACATGACTTAGGATATACGCTTGAAAAAATCGGAGAAATGAACTATGCCAAATTAGCTTCCCGGAAAAAGGGGTGTGATTGGCGGAAATGGAGATAACAGATAATATTATAAAGCAAAGATTTATGGATACTTTGACTCTTGTAGAAATAATACTTAATTTATTGTCGTTTGTAGCGGTGCTGATTCTCTGTTATAAGTATATTAAATTGTCCAATCAAAAAGAGAATGAATACTATACCGATTATGTACACAATAGACTTATTCTCCGTGTTTATAAACCAGAATTTGAGTATGAGGCGATAGGAAAACTACCTATTGAAAAAATTCTTGATAGAGGAAACCTCTCACAATATTATGTTTGGGCTTTGATTGAGAAATAACTATGACTTGGAAAGTTCAAATGAAAATCTTAGATTTAATCTTTGTAAGTATTACATTAACTACATTATGGATAATTTAATAGAACGCCCTGTATATTGCAGCGCATGTATTTTTAGAAAAACCGCTGATGCGGTTGAGATATTATTTGTGGAGAACCATGACAAAAATATCGAAGGAGATTATAGACTTCCGGGGGGTCTTTTGTGTAAAGGTAAATCTGGTTCTCAGTTTATTGAGGATAAGATTCTTGAAGAAACAGACATCAATCTACATGGTTTATCCGTAGTTTGCGTTTCAACAGACGTTAAAGAATACGCTCAATATGTCCATATTGTATACGGGCATTTCCTAACTGAGGACGAAGTAAGAGCACTTGTTACGACATCTACTCACCACCATTGGATAGATATTTTTAGCTTAGCAGATTATTCTTTGTGTTTTTCACAACAAGAAAAAATTATTGACATAATACAGAGTGCTATACACTCTTAATCATTTAGTAAGATGAACTTAAATAAGTTTGGAAAAAGAGCCTATAATTCTGCTCTAAAACGAGGTAAGATTCGTGAGAATTTTACAGTAGAAACACTTCACGCTGAAACCATTGAGGGTCTTAGTGAGGAAGTAAAAGAAGTTATTGAAGCGAGTGAATCAGAAACATCTGAACACTTAAATGGCTACACTGCTGTTGTAGAGGAACTCGCAGATGTTGCCATAGTAGCTTTAACCGAACTCCACCGTAGAGGCGTTGATATAGAAGCATTACTTCATGAAAAGATGAAGTACAATGAGCAGAGATAAAATCTTTTTGAAACCCCATACTTCGGAAATAAAATAACAAGGATTATACTATGGCTTCTGATAATGTAATTAAAGAACAATTAAAACTCGTAGAGACTTACTTATTAGAGTTCTGCGAAGTAAACGGGATTCCAGAAAGTGAACTTAAAAACCATTTGGTCGTGGCACGTTGTCTATCAGATTACTCTGTAATGGCTGTTAACGTAGATGACCAAAGGGATGTGAAATTCGGTACGAGAATAAAAGTTCTTCACGAGGAAAAAGAATCTTTTGACATCGAATTTACATTTGAGATTGAAATATTTGGAGAGTTCCTTGAACATAAGGATAAGTTTCCTAAGACCTTAAAACGGATTGAAGAAAATGGAGGAAATATTGCAATTACTTCGAGAGAATAACGAGATGCTCAAAGAAATTGTTACTATTCTTAGAAAAATTCAAGACCCGGATTACATAATGGAGGAGAATACAACCGACTTCCTTATGAATATCGTAGCGAATCTTGTGGCCTCCAAAATTGAAAACCTAAATAAAAAGTAATGATATGAAGAAGTACATTGGAACAAAACAAGTGGAAGCTGAACCGATGACAATGGGTGAGGCTTATGAAAGAGGTTTATTGCAAGTCGGCAGAGTGCCCGATGTGGAGTCTGCAAAGCGCATGGGTTATCACGTTAGATATGCTGACGGGTACGGGAGTTGGTCTCCGGCTAAACCTTTTGAAGATGCATACAAGGTGGCTGATACATTCCTTGACCGTCTGCATATTGAAATGAGAGACTTGTATGAGAAGATGGATAAGCTCGCCCCATTTATTGAATCTGGCAAAATAGATGAGGTTGTGACTGACAAGTATCAGAACTATCTGCTTCGTTTACAGCATAAGGTCATGAGTCGGTATATCAATATATTAGAATGTCGTATTGGTAGGCTTGATGGCTCACCAGAAGCTCCCTTGCATCAAATGACATTTGGAGATGCGATAGAAATTTTGAAGAATGGTGGTGTTGTCCGCAGAATAAATTGGACCCCACAATGGCGACTTGCCTATGTTCCTTTACGGAAGGACTCCACTATACGATATGTAGAACTTATCGATACAGATAACGGAACGTCAGAGTTTTGGCATCCTTGTATTGAGGATATGTTTGCTGAGGATTGGGAGATTGTTCTATGACACCATTGCAACGAGAATTGGAGGAGTTCTTAAAGAAGAGAGGAATAATCCCTTTATTCTACCCTTATATGCGTGGCTCAAAGATTATTGAATTTATAGTTAATGGCCATGAGTCTGATATGGAAAATCTTGTAGGGCATACGTTCTCGAATAAACGTCATAGATTAACTTTTAGTATGATGCGAAATAAAGGGTATGCGTGCAATTTTCAGCCTCTTTACTGAAACAGCCTACATGGTCTTGTGCCCACCACAAGACAAAACCCCAGTATCTTACTACTGGGTTTATTTTAAGAAATCATTTTAGGTCTAAATTTAAGAAAATGAAAGATACTATTTCTGGAAAGGATTACTTCAATAGTGAACTTAATGGATGGTCTGATATTAGAAAAAAGAAACTTGAAAATCTTTCTGATAAATTTCAGAATAACAAATTTACTCTCGAACAAGGAGATAGGGTTGTGTGTATTCATTCTCTCGATACTTTTAGTAAAGGTAAAGTGTATGTTTCATCAGGTGGAAACTCGTTGTATGATAATACTGGCCGTTCAGTTACTTTAAGCGAAGTTACTTTAAGCGATTTTTTTGTAAAACTAACATAGATACGTATTATGGAAATTAAACTTATTGATTCAATTGAGAATCCAGAAAAGTGCATTGCACTGAAAAGGATTCCGCATTACGCCCTTATTAAGGATATTCCTTGCGTTCTTCTTTCTTCTGTGACATCTGCAAATGAAAAAGTTCTTTATCGAAGTATTCAAGAAATCCTTATTGAGGCTACCGAAGGGAGTAAGAAGGATTTATGGCATACTTCTGACAAAATTCCCAAGAAAAACCGACCTTTACTGTTACAGTTAAGTAATGGAATGTTGGTTTTTGGTAAATTCGAGGGTTGGGGGGTATTCATTTTCCATTCCCGAACCGCTTTACAAAATAGAAATTGTTAAATGGATGTATATTGATTATGAATGACAACAAAGAACCAATAGAAATTCCCTCATTACATGAGGTAATGAATAGAAAAGACGATAAGGACAATTTTATTCTTACTCCGCTTTCCTATACAGATGATTATTTGGAACCATTTATTGGTGAGCGTACTGTGAGGTTCCACTATTACAAACACCTACAAGCGTATATTGATAACGTAAATCGCTTGAAAGGAGATTACTATACAGATTTTACTATCGAGAAACTCCTATTATTCTGTATAGACAGTTACGCAGATTTGTATAAGAATGCATCTCAGGTGTTTAATCATTATTTCTACTTCGAGCAGTTAAATACGAGAGGTTCTAAACAGCCGTTGCCTATAATGTGGAGCCTCATTGTAAAATATTATGGCTCTTGGGACAATTTGAAAGCTCAAATAATTAAGGCCAGTATGAGTATATTTGGTTCAGGGTGGGTGTTTCTTACAACTGATAAACAAAGGAAATGCTTATGGGTAAGGTCATTCTCTGGAACAGGAACACCAAAAGGTACATATGAGATTCCTATTCTTGCTCTTGATGTTTGGGAGCATGCTTACTATTTGGACTACCAGAACGATAGAAAACTTTACATTGAGAAATTTTTTGAGGCTATTGATTGGTCGGTAGTAGAAAGGAGACTCTGTGAGGTACAAAATTAAATGTGTAAAATTTTAGTATGTGCGGATTTGTGATTTAAATCAAAATTACTACCTTTGGAGGTGAAAACGTTATAAGCTATGGCAAAAATAAATTCAGAAACAGTTATCAAGTTGAAAAGGTTGCTTTCTTCATGGACAGTTTTCTATCAAAAAGCACATACTTATCATTGGGATTTGAAAGGTGAGAATTTTCTGTCTCTGCATAAGCACTTAGAAAAGTTATACGATGAAAGTGTCGAGCATACAGACGAAATTGCCGAACGATTGCGGCAAATTGGAGAAAAAACTTCTCTCACGTTGAAAAACGCATCAGAAAATTCCGTAGTAATGGATTCGAATGACGCAGAAACTCCTACTTATGTCATACAAGATTTAATAGTCGGCATTACTAACTTAACCTTACTCCAAAATGAGATTTATTTCGAGGCTGACGAGCAAGGTGATTACGTAACTGCGGATTTGATGACCCAGCTAAGCAAATGGTGTGAATTTAATAGCTGGTTTTTAGCATCCATTGTCGGAGAAGATGCGGAGTCAAATATATAGAGCACATTTCATAGATATATGCGTTCATAATTTTCTCAAAATTATCTACTATTTAGGTTGAAGGGAAACCGTTCGTGAAGAATAGTTTCCCTATTTTTGTGTCTGAAAAGAGCTGGATTTTTCCTAAAAAGCGTAGATTTCTATATTCACCCTCCATTTTGGATTTTAAGACGACCAATTTTTCCTTATTTTTTGGAGCTGGAAATTGGTTTACTGAAAAAAGAGCTGGAATTACCATGAATAAAGCCTTCGGAGCATGATTTCATGTATAGGTTAATATATTCAACCGTGAGAAAGTGGGGTAAAAATGCGGTTTTATAGATAGTTAGCAAATAACATGCTGTATAGACCTAAGAAATTTGCGGAAATGCGGGTTCAAATAAGAGTATAATATCTATATCACTATATATGTATATAGGAGTATATATTGTGTAAGGGAGTGTCGTATGTGTATTCATCTTTACTGATGGGTAAGGGCTATATAGATAGGTAGGTAGCATAAGCGTAATTAGCGTAGATAGACCTCTAATTAGGCATATTTACGTGTTTTAGCGTGGAAATAAGTGTTAGAATAGATTATTATATAAGAAATAACCTATTTTCTTATCTATATAGCGTAAGAAATAAGAATTAGATATGCGGCGAAAATAGTTTACTGTGATATAGTATATATTACTTATACATATATAGAGGAAAGACACACATAGATTATTGTTATTATAATAACAATTATATTTATTCGGCGTATGGGACGTATGATATAGCGTAGATATATTCCTATGGAAGTTATATAGGGTGGGGACGATTGGAAAGGAAAGAATTTTTGGGCGAAATTTAATTTCATAATTTGCCTTATGGAAGAATAAGAACCCCAAGAGCTGAATTTGGGGGTCCCCTTAAATGGGATTTTTCTACGGCATGGCTTCGGGTAGTCCGTTTTTATAAGAACGTAGGTGGAGAACCCGTGTTTTTTATTGTTATAACAATAACCAAAATGGCCTCCATAGGTGTATTTGGAAATCTCATCTATTTTACTTCGTGGGTACGTGCGGGTGAATTGGAAAATTCTCTCTTTTTCGTTATCTTTATGACAAGAACCAAACGTTATGCAGCCCGTATATGGGTGAAACGCACTTCGTATAAACGGCGATTTATCCGTGTTACCGTCTCCGTTGAGAGTCTATATCGACACAAAACACCTATTTACAGTTACTTTATTAAAAATAGTTAAAAATATACCTGTATTTTGGTTATTGTATAAGAAATAACTATATTTGTATACAGTTCATTAAAACCCCAAAGATATGACTAAGCTATATGATTTTCAGAGTATCGGCGATGTGCTGGAACCTTTCGACCCCAATTACATCAGCGATAAACCGTATGAAATACCGGACATCAGTAAAAGGGAGAAACGGTTTTTACGTAAAATCTCTATTTTGGAACATAAACTCCGTAGGGAGAGAATAAGTTTTGAATGGCTTCCCGATGATGAGATGTTCCGTGTTCACAAATACCGGAAAGGTACGGAATACCCCACGTATATGTATCTGGCTGTTTACATGGACGAGAACAAATACGCTTTCGGTGGTTACGAAACGGATTTGGTCGTTGACGGCAAAGTGTCGGTGGTGGTGGCTTCTGTAAAGGAATGGTTGTCTAACAATAAACCGGCGGTGAGATGATGACGACTGTACAGATATTCGGCAGGGAATATGGTTTTTGCCGTAGCGCAAAGGCTAACTACGAGGATAAACATAACCGCATGGTGAAACTGGCTTTACGGTTTGAGGAACTCAGCGAAAAATTCGACCGCATGATTGAGAAAGGTGGCTATGTTACCGATACGGCACGATGTGCGCTTGCTTGCAAGATGATGATGTACACAGGTATCCGGATTGGTAACGAGGGTTCTGCCGAAGGGTATATCACCAAGCCTCACCCCAATTCCAAGAAAGAACCGGAGTTCGTACAAACATACGGATTGACCACCTTGTTACCGGAACATGTATTGGTAAAGGGTCGCAAAGTGTTTCTTAATTTTATCGGGAAAAAACAGGTTGAGAACAGTTTTACCCTTATCGGAGACCTTGCTAAACAAGTAAAGGAGGTTTTGAAAACAGTGGAACAAGGAGAAACACTTTTTGAAATTACGGAATATGAACTTACTAAGTTTATTAAAAGATATGTAGGAAGGAGGTTCACTCCGAAGGATTTCCGGACTTTGCGAGCCAATATGTATGCGTGGGAAAAGTTCATGAAGATATGTGAAAGGGAACTTCCCAGCACAAAGACCGAGTTTAATAAGGAGGTCAAGGAGATTGCCACTTATGTCAGCGAGCATTTGAACAATACACCGGGTGTGTGCAAAGCGTCCTACATAGACTCCATGCTATGGGACGAGGTTGCCGAGCAACGTCCAGTAACAAAGAGAAAGAAATAACATTTTAATTCATCAGTAATATGAGAGACTTAATTAGTGAATTGATTTCGGCTCTGAATGGAGACGAATATGAAGAAGCAAAGTCTATTACCGAGCAAATAAATGCTACGGGAGACGAGGAGTTAATTAAACAGGCGGAATATATAAATTCAGTTCTATGAGCGCAATGGTTATCAGCGTACATTCCAGCTTTATAAAGTCTGCGGTGTACAACGAGGACAAACAGAGTCTTCGTATCGAAATTGGCAACTCTTGGTATTACTATTATGGAGTTACCAAACAGAAAATAAACCGCTTCAAAAAGGCGGCATCCAAAGGGCAGTATTTCTGCAATTACATAAAAGGACGATACCGAACCATCAAAAGAACCGCAAGATGAAAACTGTTATATTTGACGTAATGTGTAATGGAAGATTCGTTATGCAGTATCGGCATACATGGTGTCCGGCCTTTCCCATCGATTTGAAAGAAGTGGTGAATGAGATTGTAGCGAAGAGACCTACCCTTAAAGGAAAACGTATCGAATTATTTGAAACTAAAAGTGTATTGAAATGAGAACAATAGCAGAGAATTTAGTGGACAAGATGCTTAGGGCATATCCCTATTGTGTAGTAAATGTGGAAACGGCTTTCAAGTTTATTGAACAAGGAGGTCATGTTAATGTGGAGCAGTTTAAGAACTGGCTTGAAACCAATGGTTATTGGCTAACCTATTATAATAGCTAATGTAAGAAATATTGAAGCGTTTAATTTAAATAGTAAATAATTATGGGACTTACGTTAAGTAAAAAGTACGGAGTAAATCCATCTGTGGAAACTTGTGCTATATGTGGTAATGAAATGGGTGTCTTATTATTCGGAAATAGCTATAAGGATGAAAATGGGCATATTGCGGAAGCACCTTATAAATTATGCTTGGGTAATATTTGCGATGACTGTAAGAAAACCCTTTCTTCCGGAGGTATTTTCTTTATCGAAGTGGAGGATGGTGAAAGTGGTAGAAATCCTTTCCGCACTGGCCGAATGATTGCGATTAAGGAGGATGCTGTCAAGAAAATCTTCAAAAAATACGAGAAAGTGAATTATGTCGAACACAGCTTATATAACAAACTATTTTCAGAATTACTATGACAAAATGAGGCTATTCGTTGATTTAATGCCTATTTACAGTTACTTTATTAAAAATAGTTAAAAATATACCTGTATTTTGGTTA